AGATTTAACTCAAGACACTATAGATTTTTGTAATACTAATAATTTTAATCCATTATATGGTTTTCCACAATATTTTGAATTTGATTTTATTAGAACAGATTTTAATGTTACAGGGTATACTGTTGATGATTCTTTTTATACCCCATCTTTAAAACACATCCCTTTTATACCTCAGAGTGCTTCAACATATAATTGGAATCATTTTATAAGTTATGGATATGAAAATGATTATAATAAAAACATGCAGGCCTATATGAAAGTGGACTCAAATCCATTAAGTATTATAAACTGGATTGCATCTGAAGGTATTCCATTTGTTTTAAAAAACACAATGTTTAATGGTTTAAATGCGATATCTTTTATATGTCCTGTTAAACATGGACTTAATGTTGGTGAATTTATTGAGTTAAGTTTTTCGTATAACGGACAAAATATTTTCCAAGTAGATTCAATAGGTGATGGTTCAGTTGATAGTAAATTCTATATTGTTAATATTATTAACCCAGGGTTTACCGGTATTATCTTTGTTGATAATACAAATGGTACTTTTAAAAGAGTTTTGAATCCTGACAATTTAACGGAAACAACCTCAAAATATTATGTAAGAAAAAATAAAATTTTAACAAGTATTAATGACCAAGTATTAACCAACGCTGGTTTTGAACAAAATATTTTTGGTAACAAAAAACAATTTATTAAATCTAATTCTACAAATAATGGTTCATCAAAAGTTAATATAAAACAAGGGTCACAAAGTTATACTTTAAGTTTCCAAAAAGATATTGATATTATGGGAATGGTTGATAATCAAATGAGGCCTGTTAGTGAACTTTTTTTCACTACAATTTGGAAAGGTTATTTTGGATGGACATTGGGTGAAAAAAATAATACAGGTGGATTTTACAGAATGAGAGAAGGGTGGGAATTTAACTTACCACTTAATCCTGTAACACAATTACCTATCAATTGGTGGAGTTATAATAACTCAGATTCGGATTCAAATATACCTAATAATTTTTATAATCTACCAGCTCCGTATGGTGTTGGTCCAAATGGTATCCCATATAATTTTGTTTATAATGAAACTCTTAATATTGGTGATGTGATAGATGGTGATTTTTGTGAATGGAATGATTTTGAACAAACTGAAAGAGTTATTTCTGACTTGTATCATAAAATAACTTTTAATAGAGACCTTTTTAATATTGGTACTAATAGTATAAACTATAAAAATCAACTTGGATATTTTTACAAACCACATACACCAGTTCAAATTAGAGTGTTTTCTTCTTATTTGGAAAGTGGGTTACCAAGTCAAGTAACTAATATTCCTAGTCACTCTCAATTTTCACAAAATAGAAATGTTTTTGTATGGAAAGATATATATACATATGGGTTTATTGATACGGATGGGATTGGTGTTGATTTCCCTTTTTTAAATAATAAACATCACCCATATAAAAATATTATTTTTAGAATAATACCTGAAGGTACAAACTCTAGACAGTTCACTACCATAATTGACCCAACAATAGATGAGTGTGAGTAACAAATATAAATTTACAATACCAATTTCAACAGACAAATATCTTAATATACCTGTTGAAATTAAATGGGATTTCTATGGTCAAGATGATAGTATTGAAAAGTTTCAGTACGATTTAGTTGATGATATAATTGGTAATCCAAAGGACTATGAAACTGAAAGATTTTCACATAATAGTTATGGTACAAACTCACAAACTAAATTACAATATGATTTTTTCTTTTATAATTCAACTTCTTCAGATATCCCGACTTCTTTAACCACTGATTGGGTTCAAAACTACAACACCGCCGGTATACCCGACGAAGATATCTATTTTAAATCAAGACCTTTTAGAAAATCTTTTTTTAAGATTGATTTTTACGATTCAAGAGAACCGAGTACTCAAAAAAATTATTTTACAATTATTTTACCTACAACAAATAGTGAGTTTACTGAGGAGTTTATTCCGAGTATTAACTTGTATAATAACATAAAAATAAATTTACCAAAGTTCAATTTAGATTTTATAGGGTATAGTGAAGGATTTTTTATTTATTGGTTAAAAGATATTGAATTATTTAATTTAACGACATTTTATATGACTGCAAAATTTTTTGATGCTAAAAATGGTGTTTTTATAAAAATGATGACGGTCCCACAATCAACTTTACCTAATAATCGTTTTAGTTTTAATTCGTCAGATTATTTTTATTATCAAGTAAATTTAGATTATATAAGTAAGACATACGAAATTTATGATGTTATTTCATTGAACAGGGTAGGTACTAGTACTTCACCAATAAACTGGTTTGAATATGTTAATCCACCCGCATAATGGAAGATAGATTGTTTAAAATAAGAATTTCACCTGAAAATATTAAAGGGGATTTAGTTCCTGTGAGATATATTCTAAATGAATATTCTGAAGTACTTCCATTTGACCCATGTTGTCAATTAACAGGTGATACTGTAACAGGTATAACTACAGGAATTACTTTTACATATACCTCTATGACAGAATTATTGTCGGGAGGTACTGAAGGTGAATCACTTTTAAATTTAACAATCCCAATTTTTTTAAGCGAAAATATTGTTGATATTGGTTATTATAATGTATTTGACGGATTTGTCCTTCAAAAAGATACCTTAATAAATTTTTTATTTAGTGCAGATACTATAAATCCATATAGGTACTACTTTTTTAATACATCAGATATTGAATTTAAAAAATTTCTTGAGTTTTGTGATTACCAAATTAGTTGGGGTGACGGAACACCAATTCAAGTGGTTACATCAATTTCACCAAATTATTATTATCATGACTATGTACAAGATGGTGAATATGAAATTGTAATGTCAGGTATGAGTCCTTGGGGGTCTAATGTGATTAAAAAAACAATATATGTACCTTTTGACAATGTTACAATTGACAATCCAAGTGGTGAAGTATTTTTCATACCAAGTGGGGGTAATTGGTCAGGAACTCCAATATCATATGATTATATTTTTTCAGGTGATTCATATTGTGAAAATGATTTCCCATGTTGTGATTTTACAACAGTTCCATTTTTAGTTACAGGATATACTTTCTCAAGGGTAAACGATTTAGAGGTATATGGTAAAAAAACTGATTTAACTTTAGGTAAGTTTAAACCTGGTGTGACAGTTACAGGGCCTAATGGTTCTGAAGGTGTTTGGTGGGGTCCATCTCCTGATGGATTATATACCGCCTATACAATAAATAATATTAATTACTATGATTATGTGGATGGCTCAACGGTATTTGTTGTTGAATCATCTGGTTGTACAAGTGATTTGATATGTTCAGCAATTACAAAAAATGAAGTTTTAATGAATGTTATTTCAGAAATTGAAGTACAATCAAATGTTTTTGCGGAAAGAGGTAAAAATACAGCTTTAGAATATATCCAAAGATTAGGAGAAGTCAGGAATATGGGACAACTTGATAACTATGGTTATGGATTTTTTAATGTTATAAAAATATAAATTCAATATTTATAAATACGAAAGTAAAATTATTTTAAAATGGCAACAGGCACATATGGTACAATAAGACCGTCAGACGTTTCACCCGAAGATGTTGATATAATAATGTTATATACTCCATCAAGAGACGAAACCAATAATTTTGTTTTAACAAAATTAAATTCGGTTTCTTTATTGAGACCATACTTTAATAATGCTCAAACAGGTGGAAATACTGATGTTGAAGTTTTAGGTGGGTTATATAATTTAAAATTACCATCAGACCAATTTAACAAACTTGGGATTTACACACTTTATTTGAGACCGACTGAAATAAGAACTACGATTTTAGATTGTGGTGTTTTATCTGCTTTACCAAATGTTAGAGGTTTAGTGATAGATTTAAATGCGGTACCCGCAGAATTTAGGAATAGATTTATAAATCAAGGATTAATTGGTTACAGAATTGAATATCTAAATGATAATGGTACAAAGATACCAAATTTTTTCAGAATAATAACATCATGTTTTTATTGTGAACCTGTTGTACAAAATTTAACAAATACTACGGCAAAGGCGGTTAGATATAGATATACTGATAATAATACAAATTTAATTTTTTGTACTCTAACCCCATCTACAGCACCTACAAATAAACCAAACGCTATCCCATATATTGGGCAACCAAATCAAAATGTTGTAATTACAAATACTTTTTTTAATCCAATTACAATTGATATTGAAATTGCTGACCAAGATTTTTCAACTTTAGCGATTGCTCTTTATGGTAATCAGACCAAATCTATGGATGATGGAATTTATACAATTTACGATTCAAGTAATAACATTTATAAGCAATATAACTTGTATGAAATCAGAGACCAATTTAATAACTTGTTATATGAAGTGAGACAAGATAGAGGTAATAACATTGATTTTAGTAAAAACTTTACAAATATAACTCAATAATGGCTGTTAATAAATTTGTCTGTCCCCCGATTTCAGCAACTGGAAGTGGTTCATTTTCAGATGATTTAGTTGGTTTCCAATTAGTTCAAGGGGGAGGACTTACTCAAGGTAATTTTGAATTTACAGTTGGTGTTACAGAAAAAACCAATAGAGAATTTTATACTGGTGTTTTTTCAGACCCAGTGAATTTAAAATCTATGGGTGTTGAAAGTGTTGCACAATCTAAAGTAATATTTGAAAACAACTTTAAAGTATATCCAAACTATGATTTAAGTGAGGTTACTAATTTTACGTTATATGGTTCAATGACGAAGAGAATTTCTACGTCTGTTACAACTATTATAAATTATTTTCCGGCATCATTAGAAATGCAGTTTATTGGTATTAATTACACAACAGGAACAACAGCTTCTAACGTTGTATTTAATTCAATTGAAAATACTACAAAATTTGATTTAGATTTATCAAGAATTAGGAATCCATTTGGTATTGATTTCACAGTAAACTCTACGAGAAATTTATCCCTTAAAGAAGTTAAAGTTTCGCCTTTAAGAGATATGACTATTGAATATAAAAAATATTCTTTATTCTATTTGGGTAATGAATTTCCTTTAATATTATTACTATCAACAACATCTCTTACATCTGGTTTATTGACGATATATGTTAAGGGAAATCCATTTTCAGGTAATACTCAAATATATAGTGATATTATAGTTAGACCTAATGATTATGAGGTTAATAAAGTTTTTAATGAAAGTTTAGATGATGTTGAAAATTTAAAATACCTCAAATGAGTGATGGGGGTCAATACTCAGTAACGAGTACATTTATTACATGGCCACTATCAGGAAGATGGAACTTAGATATTGTGTCAAGTACTTTTACAACATACTTAACAAAATTAAATGCGATAAGTGAAGATTTTGATTTATATCGTACAAATTTAATTGCTAGATTTTTAACTACTGATGCGTTTAAGGAGTTTGATACTGTCGGACAAAAAATGCAAAAAGTTTTACAAATTTATGGTAGAAGTTTTGATGAGATAAATAAATTCATTAATGCATTGGCGTTTATGAATTCTGTTCATTATAATACTGGAAATGATATACCATCACAATTATTAAAAAATTTAGCTCAAACTTTGGGTTGGAATACCGCAATTTCACCAATTAGTAATGATAACTTTTTAAATTCTGTATTTGGAAGTACTGATAGTGGTGTGTCTCATTTTGCAGGTTTACCAACACAACAAACACCTGATGAATTAAATTATCAGTTTTATAAGAATTTAATTTTAAATTCTGCATTTCTTTTTAAATCAAAAGGTACAAGAAAATCAATTGAAGTTTTATTAAGATTAATTGGGGCACCTGATGCTCTTGTTGAATTTAATGAATACGTTTATTTGGCAGACCAAAGAATTAATATGAGTAGTTTTGAAACACAATATGCTCAAATTTCGGGAGGTACCTACTCTCAAGAAATTCCTATATTAAATCCTGCTGAAATTTTCACTATTTTTGGGGTTCCTTATACAGGAACAACAACTACTACTTCATATGAAGATGTTAATTTTGCTATTTCGGAATATCCTATAGATGATGAAGGATATCCGTCGGTACCTGAACCAAGTCAAA